CCTCAGGTGGCTGACCATGTAATTCCTTAAGCCCTTTACGCACTCTAGTTAACTCATTACTACAGGCTCTACACTCATGCCGTACATAACCTCCCTTACCTACTGGGCTGAAGTCTGTCACAGGTAGCATATGATTACACTTTGAGCATACCTTTGTGTCCTCACACGAAGGGTGGGCAGTATATAGGTCAACGAATAACTCTATCTGTTCAAACTCCATACCTTGCAATCCTTCCATCCAGCATACAGGTAACCTTACCATGCCATCCAGTTAGTTTATTCTTGGTTATGTTTATGTGACGCATAGGATCATCCATAGTATCGTCCTCACTAATGGCAGGGTTCTTAGCAATGAGTAACATGAGGTCAGCCTCTGATGCCTTACCTGTCTTGGAGCCTTCCATCATAGATTGGTTAAGGATTACCTTGCCCTCTGCCTCTGCACTTAGCTGTGACATATAGAACATGGCACATCCATACTGCTTGGCAATGTCCCTTGCATAGATAGCGTTAGCCTTGAGCATCATGTCCTCACGGGCAGCACCATTAAGCCTAGCAAACTTATCACCCATGTCTAGCACAACAATGTCAGGCGTGTAGGATTTAATGACTGACTCCACCCATGCCATGTCTTTGCCTGTTGCATCAATGAACTTAACATGATCCTTGATACGCTGATACTTAGCGGTAGCTGCTGAAGGATTGTCCCTTATCTGATTGAGTGTCATGCCTGTGGATGCATTGAGGTAACGTGCTGCTACCCTGTGTACTGCCTCTTCATTGCATAGAACTAGACACTGTGCGCCCTGCTCTGCAAAACCTTTAGGGCCAGCTATGAATGATGCATGGCTTGAAGTCTTACCTGTCTCAGGTCTTGCACCTATCATAATAAGGTGACCACCATTAACACCCTCCACCTTACGTGCCAAGGTGGGTAGGTTGAATGTCCACTGAGCCTCAAGGTCACACTTCTTAAGCAGTGCATCCATTTCAATGTCAGCCCACTCGACAGACAGGTTAGGTGTAAAGTCTTCATTGTAGTTATCAAGAATAGAACGTAGTGGCTCAAGCGATAAGTGCTCACCATTAACGTATTCAAATCCTAGGTTAGCTACCTCTTCACCCACCTGCTGTCGGAACATATCGGATAGTACATCACTGGCTATGTCTACCCCCATCACAACTTCCTTGTCTACCTGATCAAAGATACTCTGAAAGGAATCTTTCTGTGCAGTAGTAATGGTAGGACTCTTGGAGAAGAACAGTGCCTCGACCTCAATGGGTGTGACTGACCTATTGTACTTACCTATAGCACTGTCGATGGTGGCCTTTACCTTACGCCCTTCCTTACTGAATATACTATTGGGGCAACGTATGCCCTTGTGGTTATCATGAAAGTCTTTATCCATGAGTGTTCGTAGTAGTGCGAGTTCCATAGTGTGTTCCTATTCGTTATCTTTTATTACATAGTTTTCTATAAAGTGTTCTGGACTTTTGGACATATACCATTTGTTACGACCCTTAATTCTCCAACTACCTGTGGCTAGGCAGTACATAAACTTATCATTCATAAGGCAGTAGTAATCATCATATTCGGTACTTATACTATCTGCATACCGCCTAATCTTTACTATAGCACGTAACCTTTTAGCTTTCTTGAGTGGGCCTTTTCCTACATGCTCTTTGTGATAACTTCTTTCCTCATGCTCTTTAATTATTATCTGCGCTATCTCTTCTACCTGATCATCCTCTAGTTCCAACGCACTATGTATGGTTATATATTCGGGATTGTTTACGCAAGCCCTCTTAACACTTTCATAAGTTTTCCAGCTTACCATATCTGTTCCCTATAATTAACAATGTATATTACTGTACCATCAAAGCTTTAGCCGAATCAATATCATCCTTAAGATTGTAGTAATTAATAACACTACCTATGCTACCTTTAGCCCTACCCATGATGCGTCCACAATCTCTATAGGAAGTACCGATAGCCCGTAGCTGTATGACCTCCGCTATCTCTTCCTTGCTAAAGTTGTCAACTCTTTGGTCGGGTGTCTTACGAAGGTGGGCACCTATCTTTGGTTTGAATACGATACTCATTTCATTATCCTATCTATGCTGGCTTGGCGTAGGTTCCATATAGCACCATGCAATTCATACGCATTGAGTATAGCTACAACACCCGACTGACCACGTTGTAGTATGGTAGCGCAGTCATAGAATGACACGCCCATTGCACGTAGTTCTACAAGCTGATCCTTCTCAGCATCCGTCCACCTGCGAGGCTTATACTTACGATCAATTGGCTCCACTACCTTGACAGGTAACAAGGCTGAGAAGTCTTTAGGGATCTTTGGTTTAAATACTAAGCTCATACATATTCCTCCACTCTATCTAGTCTATCCATGTATTCGTTATACAAATCTGAGTACGCATAGTACAGTCTTTGAAGTTCAGGGTCTTCCTCTGGAGTCAGTGCCTCTGAGTTATCATAAGCAGACTTGTATTCCTCCAAAGCATTAACCATTTTACTGCGTAGTACCTTGGTAGAATCCATATCCACCACCACAGTACTAGGACTAAGACCTAGCTTAACCCAGTCCTTTGGCTTTGTGTCTTCCCCAATAGGTTTAGACATAATACCTCCTATCTATAAAATATATGTTCATCTATCGTGAACACAGTAGTCATTTTTTCTGCCCAGTATGGAGCATCAATCCATGTGGCATGGTAGTGTGTAGCCCCATCGGATATGTCAGTCACTCTGCCATAGAATATGTTAGCTGCCAAGATGGTGGCCTCTAGCATAGCCTTACTATTTTTAGGCTCGTCAGACATGCCATCACAAAACCATGAGTACTGGCAACGATGCCGTATAGGATTCTTACTATCCCATTCAGAGTACTGGGCTTGCTTAACAACACCGCATACACTGTCAGGATAACGCTCGTCCTTAACTCTGTTCATGGTACTGTAGCCCACGGCTAACTGACCTACCACTGGTTGATCCCTCGCTTCAAAGTATAAGTTCAGAGCGAGGCACATCACGGCACTTAACATTTCTTCTTACCTTTCTTGGTTGATTCAGAAACGCCTAGATCGTAGCCTTCACTCCACCCCTCTTCATAGGAATCCGATGCCTCGTCTGCTAGTGCGTCTGCCATACTTGCAATTTGACGTAAGCCTTGTCGTGCTCTCTTGCACTTATCATAGTCAGAATCTGCATCGTCTAACACATCAAGAAATATTAAAGATAATGCTGACCAGCTAGGGCCATCTACTGCATCACTATTATTTTCACTCATGCGTCTGCTCCCTTGAAGAAAGATATAAGTTCATCGTCAGTATGGCCTGTGCTTCTACCTTGAATGGAGTTGAGTACAAATGGTAGCCCATCTACATACCCCATATCCACACACACTAACACGGGTACACTACGGAACCCCATAGATATGAGAGAATTAGAATGAACAGACTCACCAGCATCATAGGAAACTATGTGCTTAGTTAATCCTAGCTTATCTAATCGTGACTTCATTTCTGCACATGGTGGGCAGTCTTTCTTAGTGTACAAATTATATTCAACCATTACGTTCTATCCTTTAGCCATTGTTTAAATTCATCAGGTGTCATGAAGTCCTCAATCACTATGGTCAAGGCGTTCATGGCTCTCTCGTTTCGGTTAAGTTCATCATCAGTTGCAGTAGTATCCTTACAGAAAGATGATACCACCTCATAGTAATCTACTAGACCCTCCCTAAGAAATAAATCTATAGCCTCAGATGTAAACACTTTACCTAGTGCCTCCAATGTTCTAGTGCTCATAACCCTACTCCTGTTGCGCTATCCACAATTACAAGTGTGACATACAATGCAATGGCAATGCAGACTACATACCCTGCTCCATACAAGAACTCAATTAGTTTATTTATCACTTGACCCCCTTGGAGTACGCAACTCAAAGAACCCTGCATGATCGGGTGACTCAGCCATAAACTTCTTGGCAAAGTGGGAACCCCACGCATTGTTAACCTTATATGCACCCCCATGATAGTTGTGGAACATAGACTCCCACCGCATAACGTGTAGGATACCCATTGCACTGTACTTATTACTGACAGAAAACGCTCTTAGTGCCAGCTTTCTGAACAATGCATACATCTCAGGATTCTGCTTATCAAAAACAATAAAATCATCTGCATTAAATATACTCATACTGCTACCTCCTTTGGGTAGGGTTCCTGTTTATACTTAATGTGCTTAGTAACCACACGCTTGTATGTCTTACTGCCCACTAAGAAAATGTACCTATGCTTCCTTGGTCTAGGTGCTGAATAGAAATCATCACCATACTTATCCCTC